TTTCAACACCAAACTTGCGAGTTGAACTGCCACTCATTTTAAGCATAATGCCTGCATCTTTGAGTACCTTTTCAACTCCAAAGCTCTTACCAACACCCGGAGGTCCAGTAACAACCATGCCGCGAACAACCCCATCGCATGACGCATAAGTCATGTCTTCTAGGATTTGAAATCGCTCCCGTAACCGTTCGATGACTTGTTCATCTGTTTCAGGTTGGGCGGCTTGGCCTGAAACAACATTCTCACCATCTTCTAAGTAATCAAACTCACTTTGGTCAACTACTTTGATACGAATGGATCGATCCGGGAAGCCAGGTACTGCACTACCGTCGACGGTAATAAAGTTACCTGTTTTGCCTGTTTTGTATTCTTTAACTAATGGAAACACAACGTCCTTTACTGTAATGTTCCGATACGTACCGTTTGCGATACGAACTTGTTTTTCTGTAGCTGTCTGCATATTCTCTCACTCCTTTTGCTTTCGTCTACATATTAATAATAACACCTTTGTTCGTGCTGTCAACCTTTTTTATTCAATTTTTACATAATTTAGAACAGTTTCTTTACATTGACTGAACTTGCTGACATCATGTGTTTTGACTTTGCCGGTCATAATTACATCTTTGCCTTCCAAAATTCCAGCAATATCCGGCTCACGATTAAAGAAAAACTTTACAATGTTTCCATCTTGATTGATACAGGTCACCAAGTGAATGTTGTACTTGGCAATAAACTTTACGTCTTTAATATGTGCAGGAAAACGAACACGTTCGCCAATCTTGCCAACAAACTCGCTGGTGTCACGATGTTCGTCAAAAAACTGATCCAAGCCTTGACGTTTTTGCAACACACGAAAACTGTTTGGCAAGCTAGCAATCACTGCAACACCAAATCCATCTGTAGTTTCATTGCCTACAGAATTAAGAACACTTTGCTCAAAATCATTGATTGTGCCCATCAACTTTTTAGCAATCAATTCATTTTTGAATTCATCTACTACACGGTCAGCTTGTGCAATAGTGTCTTTACTAATTTCAATCATTGGCTCTTCACCTTGTATCATATTCAAGATACAAGTTTTGTTGTCATTTACACGCTTTTGAGATTCGTGATCAAAGTATCCAAAGCCGCTTTTGATAAAGCCTTGCTGTTTGTCAACTTCGATTGCCAATTCTAACACTTGGCGACTATTGTACTGAGGTTTTTGACGAGCCATTTTCTTTTCCTCTGTTTCTTTTCAACTTACATATACATATTAACATCAAGATATCTTATGTCAACTAAAAAAGTATTGAAAAAAGAAAAATAAACAAAAGTGATAATAAAAATACTTTGAGTTTGCTAGTTGGAAGATAGCTGTAGCGAAATGAATACATCAAATCCTCTACAGCTTCTTCACGTGTTATTTCGTCAGTTTGTTGCATACTAACTTTTTACCTGTTGGGGTATCGATTGTTATAGCTGGCAACTCAGGATTAACCTGTCTGCATTGTATCTGTTGCCAAGTATAACCATCTTTACTTTGTTCCACTGCGGTGTCAATAAACTCTTTGTTTTGAGTAGCAAACAAACCAAGAAATATAATGGCAGTAATTGGTTCCATTTTTATCTCCTAGTTTATGGCGGACGGACAGGGATTCGAACCCTGGGAGGAGTTGCCCCCTCAACACCTTAGCAGGGTGCCGCTTTCGACCACTCAGCCACCCGTCCTACTATATTAGTTATATACTATTTGCTGAATAAGTCAAGTTGTTTTGTGTAATTTCTTACAGTTTCTGAAGTCATTACATTTTCTATCCAATTTTGTGCGGCACTTTTTACATAAAAATATGATTTGTCAGGGTATTCTATTGCACCTATTAGTTTTTCATCTTCATAGAACGAACACATAAGAAAATCGTCGTCTACTAGATTAATAATTGCACGTTTATTATCTTTTTCGAAATCGTTATACCAGCTCATTTTTTTATCCTTATAAAAGCACCTTCTGGACTATCGATAGCGGCAATCAATTCTTCCCATTGAGTAACACTCATTTCGATAGCTTGCATCATGTTGAGTTCTTCATCCCATTGACGTATATAAACAATATCATCAAAACTATTAATAATAACATCTTCGTGGTTAGCAGTGTCATCAACTATAGTTATTGTAATTTCGTCATGGTCGAATTCAACAGTATACATTAAGAAAAGTACTTATCAAGCATTTCAATTTGATCCTGGTATTTGGCCATTTCCATTAATTCTCCTTCCATCGCTTCAATGATGTCTGGATGTTCACCAATACCTGTTGTACTGTTTAAGTAAACTTCTACATTAGCACGGTGTTTTTCAATATGACCTTCTGCATGTTTGCGCAGAGCAGTTAATAAAATTTCACGCATATTATTTCCTCTAAAGTTGGTGCGAGTAGAGGGACTTGAACCCCCACGCCGTGAAGCACTAGAACCTAAATCTAGCGTGTCTACCAATTTCACCATACTCGCTTATTTGGCTCCGGATGTAGGGATCGAACCTACGACCAATTGATTAACAGTCAACTGCTCTACCGCTGAGCTAATCCGGAATAATGGTGCCGGCACACGGACTCGAACCGCGGACCTGATGATTACAAATCAACTGCTCTACCAACTGAGCTACGCCGGCTTTATATTTTCTTTTACAATACAATCCTTGTTTTGTCAACACTTTATTTAGTTTGGTAGTCCTGGCGGGAATCGAACCCACATCGCTCTCTAATCTGGAGACTGTGCCGGATATAAGCCGGGTGTTTTACCTTTAAACTACAGGACCTTTATTTGGTGCTCCCGATAGGATTCGAACCTATAGTCGACCCGTTATGAGCGGGGGGCTTTAACCGTTAAGCTACAGGAGCAATGTTTGGTGCGCCCACCCGGACTTGAACCGGGACGCCATAAGCGACAGATTTTAAGTCTGTTGTGTCTACCTATTCCACCATGGGCGCATTAATTTGTTTTTGGCGATCCCGGAAGGACTCGAACCCTCGACCTAGTGATTAGAAGTCACTTGCTCTATCCAGCTGAGCTACGGAACCATCAAAAACAAATTAAACTTGTACTGGAATCTCCTTAGTTACTGTATACATTTTTTTGATGATATTGTCAACATCTTTTTCGGTTAACCAGCCTTTTACTGTATCACCGTCAGCAGTAATGCCTGGCAGTTCAACTCGATTTACATCATCAAACACTGCAATTTCATACAAGCCTTGTTTGTTGCCATACGACAGTTCATTCTGTACAATGCTGAGATCATACTTGCCGCCAAACCGTAGTATAACTTGAACACCGTTCGGCGACCGTGTTTCCATCATTTTAAAGTCTGCTAATTTTAAATTCATAGCATCACCTTTACAAAAATATTGATAATGTTTGCTACCAGTAAAAGCAAGGTAATTGCTCCCACTGTGTTTGACATGATATTTAGTGTGCGCTCTGGAGTCATTACGCTGCCTCTGCTGTACACACATAAGGCTTGTCCCACTGACCAACATTGATATCCAAGTAGTATGCAATGTCAAAATAGTCAATCTGTGCATCTGTGTTGTTGTACCAGCTGGTACCTTTCATTGCTGCAATAAGTTCTTCTAGGAACTCTTGCGCTTCACCGTAATGCTCAGGATAGTAAGTGTTAACTTGAACATATCCATCATTGGGATAATAACGTTGATTGCGGCGTTCAGCAATCTCACGATTCTTTTCATTTGCCATGCCAATAAAATCGGCAGTGCCTTCTTTAATGTTTACAACAAGAGTGCTGTGGTTATTAACTGCAATTGAACCTTTGTAACCGTGCTTTTTTAGTACTGCTTTGATAGCTGGTGCAAGTGCTTTTTTCTTCTCTTGATTCATATAAGCCATTTTGTCACTCCGTCTTTCTTAACTTACTCTTATATACTACATTCAAGATGTCTTGATGTCAACAAAAAAGATGTCTTTTTTTAAATTTTTTTATCCCCAGTCTTTAAAATGACCTTCCTTCTCATTGTCATCATATCCGGCACGGTATGCTTCGATTTCCAATTCGGTCATCAACTCTTTAGGGATACATTCACTTTGCAAAGTTCCGCCTGTATAATAATGAGGGCGATAACCTCGTCCATAATAACTGTCAGCACCGCCACGATCATATGGTCCGCCGTGACGTGTATCGTATTTGATTTCAGTTTCGTTAGACATTATGCCACCTCCGCTACAGGCGAGCAAGCGATAGCCTGCTCTACTAGGAACTCGCGATAGTCTTCGTCAAGCTCGTTGAGCTCTGCTTGCCACTCGTCCCAAGTGATTACCTCAACTGGAAACTCTTTGAATGCGAGGTTATTCTCCATAAACTTCGCAGCCACGAACGCCATAGCATCCTGCGGACGGTTTAGGTCACGAACAATGTACTCGTTGCCACCTTTCATCTTCCAGTATGCATTACCAGATGCAAAACGACCATCTTCAGAATGAGCGCCATAGTTTTCCAGGATCTGTGTTTTTACTACAAACATATCAAGTCTCCTTACGCAAAAAGCGGTTTCATTGTTTCGAACACTTTGTTGTAAGCATTTACTTCTGCTTCATAGTATTCGTAAAAATCATCATCTTCTTCAAAGCGTGGTGAACCACTGCAATGTTCTTCCCAAACTCGATCCATTGCTTCCATACCTTCCAACAAGTCGCCACGTCCGTATGACGTCATAACTTGTACAGCATCTTGCATGGTAGTTTCAAACTTGTAAAAGCTAGGAATTCTAAACATTGCGTCTCTCCGTCTTTCTCAACTTACATATACAATATAGCACCAAGACGTCTTACTGTCAAGTCTTTTTTGCAAGTTTTTTGAAACTTTTTAACATTTTTTCTTGTTCAGCATACGCTTCAATCTCCCAAGGACGATCAAAGTAAGGAATGTCAGTAGGAGTAAACATAGGAAACTGTTTTAGTACATCTTGTTTAATGTGTACAAACTCGTGAAAGATGGCAGTAACCAAATCTTCGTAACTCATGCCTTTACGAACACGGATTTCATATTCACGATCATCACAGCCTTCGAAACAATCTGCTTCTGCTTGCAATCCAGGCGCAATCTCCACATCAACAACTAGTTTACGATGACGTGGCAACCAATACTCTTTGGCAAACCAAAGTGCTTCAGTAACTGCCGCACGTTCTTTTTTAGTGCCGCCGATTACACTGTACAACATTATTGTACCTCTTTTGCAAGTTTTGCAATATCGGACCAAGTAGTAGTGGATTGTTTAGCAACAGTTTGCTTAACTGCTTTTAACTGGTCTGCTTTAGACATTGCGTCGAACATTTGGTCTAAGTAAACTTGATATGCTGTCATGTTGTTTCCTCCGTCTACATATATAATATAAGACATCTTGGTTATAATGTCAACCTTTTTATAGAGAAACGTCTTCTAGTCCTGCTGCACGTAATTTTACAATGTTGTTGATTTGAAATTGTTTAGCATCAATGGCTTTGATAAGTCCCATGTATTTGTTTCTTACCAATGCAACTTCATTGATGATATGCTGTTGGTCAATTACTTCATCTTCGCCGTCAGCATACTTTTCAGCATCTCTACTTGAGAGTGCTTTATTATATCCTTCAAGATATTTTCTATAGTGTTTGTTGCGTATTTTACGCATCTCAATATTGAGATATTCTAGTATTGCTTCGATCTCCTG